ATTTTTTAGCAATTTTATTCCAACGATAGTCTTTTGCAAACTTTTTAGCTTTTTTAGACTCTTTTTTCCAGAGGTCGGCGTCGTCTAATAGCTCAAAAAGAGCTTTTTTATACTCCTCTAATGTCTTTAGATCTCTAATAAAGCCATTTATCTTAATTCCAGAACCAACTGTTTCTTCTAATGCTGCTAAATTCATTGTGACTGGAACCAAACCATCATTTTGAACCTCTAAAGCTGTTATACAGTTTATTTCCCTAAAAGCTGTGGTGTAAGCCCAAACCCCACACTTCCTACGAATTTCTTTTAATTCTTTTTTACCAACTCGCCCATGATGAGTTATCCCAGGTTGATTCATCATCTTATTTATTTGAGATTTCCACTTCATTCTTTCAGGATTATTACTAAATCTAGCGTCAAATCCCTCCCACCCATAACAAATATGCAATTCAGCGTCTGGATACTTTTCCTTAATATCGCTCCATAAAAAAAGAAGATTGGATAAACCCCTATCATAACTAGAGCCCCAAAAAAGGTTAGTTCTCTTCATAATTATCTCCTAGATATTCTAAAAATCCTATCAGGGTCTTCTCCACTTTTTCTTCTCCTCTAAAAAATCTAATTGTATTTGGGTTCTCTCTCCTAAACTTGCTTTCTCTCTTACTATTTCTAGCTTTAATAAGAACATTTAACCTGTTTACTCTTTTTGAGTATTGTTTAAACCAATAGGCCAATTCTTTCATCATTTTAGATTCCATTACTTATTATTTTGAATTTTTTAGTTTTAATATTTGGAGCTAGTTCCCTATGATATTTGCTTTTAACAAAAATTTTATCAATCATATCTATTTTATCTAAAAATCTCTCTTCTGCATAAATATCGTGAAGATCGACGTAAAACTTTTTAGCTACTATTTTGTTAGCTAAAAAAGCATCTCTCCATTGAATAAAAATATTAAATCTATCTTTTGGATTAAATCGCTTATAATCAAGATACTCAACTCCATCATACATTCCCTCTTTAAAAGGTGAGCCATAAACCGTAACCTTATATCCAAGATTAGTCCATTCTTGAGCCAATCTAATAACAGCTGTCTCACTGCCACCAATTCCTTGTTTTAGATTAGTAGGATCCCACTTCTCAAAATGATCGGCACCAAAACTAGCATAGTAACAAATCTCTTTTTTCCCCCATACCTTAGGTTTTCCATACGTCCTATATAAACGATTGTAAAAAGGAAGTTTTTTAAAATCACTAGGGAACACTTTTAGGATGTTTTGCAGATCATCATATTTTTTAGCGTCTCCCAAATATCGAACAAATCTATCTAAATTCTTAGCTGCCTCATTGTACCTATTTAAGTCATCCAAGTAATTTACTGTCTCAAGGTTTTCATCAAAAGATTGAATCTTATAAATTTCCTTTGCTGCTTTTAACGCTTTTTTAATATTCTTCTTACCATACAAATAATAATTTAATCTTAAAAGATGCTTTTTATACTCCATATCGAGGAGATTCCTGTTTCCAGCGGTAGTTTTATCAATCTCAACCTTATCTGACAAATCCATATAAAATTTCATAGCTCTAAAATCACCTAGATCAAAATTAGCATTTGCTAGAGATAAGAAGATTTGTTTATTGTATGGCCACTCATCTAACGCCCCCATCAAAACTTCTTTGGCTCTCTTAAATTCTCTTAATTGAGTAAAACAATGAGCTACCATAACATAACAGTTAGATCTTTCCTCATCCCATCCAGATTTCTGCAAATATTCTTCCCCAAGAGAAATGCACTTTATCAAATCATCTCTCTTTTCACTTTCTTTAAGAATCTTCATTAAATAAAGCAAGGTTCTGGGATCAACATTGTTTGCTTCTCTCTCTTTTTGCAATTGTTTAACGAGGATTCTTTTATTTCTAGCGTTTCTTTCTAAATTTCTTTTATGATTCTCTCTAGTCGCATCCCTGTGGAGAACTGCTATCTGGAACATTTTATGAGGTTCCTCTGGTAAATGTACTATTCCAGTATATTTAAGATTGATTCCTTTGTGCTCAACTGGGGTTTCATGAATTGCACCAACCCAAGAGTAAGAACTCTTTTTTAAGAGTCTCTCACGACTATGATATAGCTCAACTTTCTTCAGTGTTTTTAGTGTTCTTTTTTCACGTGAAAACTCACACCCATACCAATAACTCATAAAAATAGCATCATACTCTTTACTTCTAGCGAGCTTTAATAGTTCAGGTAACTGCTCACCTCCAACCAACTCATCATCAGAGTCTAGCCAGAAAATATAGTCAACATCATCACTTGTTTGAGAGAAATTAAAGTTCCTCTGCTCAGAAAAATCATCGTTCCAGGCAAGATGAGAGTGCTTATAACCATTTTCTTCACAATACTTTATTGTCTCACTATATTCTTTAGAATTAGTAGTTATACACACCTCATCAACATATTTTTCCGCACTACCAACCGCAATTTTTAAATTCTCAATTTCCTCATCGCCTTTAGTAATAATACAGAGAGCAATTTTCATACTTTGTTTGCCATCCTAAATAATGGAAATTTTTTAGCCAATTTGATATAGAATTCTCTGTCCATACCTTTTAACGGATCCTCAGTAAAAAACACCTTCATTACCTTGAAAATATACATTGGGATTGAAGCTAGAGACCTACCACTTCGAGACCCAACCTGCTGCCTAAGTGTCTTCTCATTTTTTTGATAAGTAGATCGCTCCTCAATCCATTGCTTGCTTTCTTTGGGATAAATATCTTGCCAAGTAGCCACGATAACTTTCAGCATTTTTTCACCATTTGTAGAAAACACCGTTCTTGGTTTCCCCAACCTCCTCCAAGTAGTCAACATGTATGTCATAGCCTTACTTAAAACCTCTGGGATCATTGTGTAACTTTTTCCGTCAACCTCAATATTTTTGTTAGTCTTTTTAGGGGTCAATATTTTAGACATCAAATTTAGTATGCACGAAAAAGGAGTGGGAGTCAAACCCCCACCCCTTAATCGCTATTTGTAAATAAATTTTACAAACTTGAGCTGTACCCACTTCTCTTTACGCTAGCTTTTTCAGCATAAGATACGAGTGTGAATTCAGTGATGTATACACCATTTTCACGATCGCCATCTTTGGACCTCTCTTCCCAGTGAGGTTCTCCGCTGTCAACTAGATATGAGTGTTCAAAAGTATCCTCTCGAATACCTAAAACAGTCACAGTCCCAGCTGCACTACGAACATCTTTGTGAGCAATAATCTTGATTGCTGGACCGAGGTCAGCATCAAAAATGCGAACTTCAGAAGTAAGTCGTTTGTCAGCAGCCTGAATATTACGAGTTACGTTTGTACCGAAGGTAGCAATACGTCTCTTAATAACAGGTGGACAGAGTAAAACATCCATAATGTACTCATGACCAACTTTGTCATAAGAATCATTAACGATATCATTCAATTCTGTTTCAGTGAATGAAGTTCCAGAAGTTCTTGCGGTGACATTGGTAGAGATGCTTTGATCAATACCTGCCATTCCACGAGCAACACCTGAAGAACCTGAAGCGTAGTCACCATTGACGGTGGCCCACTCCATTTTGCTCTTTAAGCGTCTCAAACCTCTCTCTTTTTCTTTACTCATTGCATCAACACCGCTAACCATAGCAATAGAAGCACGAGTACGAGATAGACGAATGTCTTCCTCGAGAATCATGGTTCTGTTGTTTGAACGAGTTTCTACTGGCAAATCACTATAAGTGGTTTGAGCACCCTCTGCTTTACCAGTTGCACTAGTAGCGCGTTCTGCATAATAAAGATTCCATTCATGAATAGTATTTAGGGCTGGTTCACCAGTTCCCAAGTTAGACATTAAATAGTTATCTTCATTTGGGGATACGTCCTTCATGATGGATAAGAGAGATTCTCTCATCTCATCTTGGACTGCGTATTTTCCGAATGCCATTATTCTATTCCTTTCTTTTTATTTTATATTTTTATATTTAATACCCAGCTCTTCTTAACCTTTCAGCTAAAGCACCTTTAACACCCCGTCGCGTTGCATCTACTAGAGCTTGATCATCAGCGCCTTTGTAAGAAACTCCCCTAGGAGCTGTTTTACGTCCAGCATTTATTTGTTGTTTTTGTTCCTTGCTATTGTTAGGCTTTTCTTCAACCACTTGTGGTTTATAGTAGTTTTTAACAGTAGCAGCGGCTTTCAAAACATCTTTTTCACCTTTGATCATTTGACCAATCAGCTCATTTTTAACAAGGTTGTAAAACTTCTTATCAAAAACTTTACTTCTTGGATTAAGCTCTGGGTGTTTTTCGTAAGCAGCTCTAGTTTGTTGAGTTTCCTCATAACGAACAAACTGCTCGCGAAGAGCATTAGCTTGTTTTTCAGCAGCGATAGCTTTTTGTTTTGCTTCAATTAGATTGTGCTCTAATTTTTTAGCATCAATATATCCTTTTTCATCTACTAAAGGTTCCTCTTTTTTAGGAGTATCATTCATAAAATCGAAGTCTGGCATCGCTGGTGCCTTTTTAGGTTTCAAGCTGTCTAAAATAGATTCAACTTCTACATTTTCCTCAAGAGAATCAAGTTTTTGCTTCATCTCCTGGTTGGACCTTTTGAGTTTTTCAAATTGCTCTCGAGTACGCTCAGAAGCGTCTTGAGGTAATCCAGAATCATCTACTTGTTTTTGTTCAGCGGGCACCTCTGATTGAGGTTGTACTTCCTCGTTGTTATCTTGCCCTTTGGAATTGTCAATCATGATAATCCCCTTCCGTTTGAATCGATTTAATAAAGTGCTCAGTTTATTGTGGGAGCATCACACAACGACTCATAATAGAAGTTACAGATACCAATAATAGGTTTGCAAGGGGGAGTTTATTTTTTAGTTAAAATCTTTTTCAATAAAAGCAATTCTTCTCCAGATCCAGACCAAGCCATCCCGCAGGCTTTACACCTTAATTCACGGCCAATAAAGTTCAGACCATCTCCTGGGTGTGAGCATTTTTTAAACTTAACCTGTGTTTTTTCTTGGTAGGCATGAAGGGCGTCTTTCTCCCACTCTAATTGATCTTTATGATCTTCAAACAAATGCTTACTTAATGACATAACTATTTTTATTTTCCAAAACCTTAGAAATTTGTTTTATACGAGGACCAGCCTTCGTTATTATTAAAATAATCTCTTCAAAAGCCTTGGCCCTGCCATGAGCCTCAGTATAAGCCTTAAAAAATTCATCTTTAGTTTTGAATTTACTTGGATCAACCCATTTATTATAGGATGCCCGCTTGAGGATTGGGAGTAGGTGCTCCTTGTACTCTTGCGTCTTGCTGAGAGTGTGGAGCGCCTTGTTGAGGGTTAACTCCTTGAGCAGCTCCTCCTTCTTGAATTTTCGCAAAGTATTTTTGACTGTCATTTAATCCCCCCTCATTTAATATGGATACAATAAGGTCTTTAATTTTTGGTCGATAGCCCTCTTGTTGTAGCATAGTCAATGTTTGCTTATTTTGCAATAAAGCCAATGCTTGTTGTCGAGTCTGAACAAGCTCCGCACCCGAACCCATCTCCATCGACTTTACATCCACAACAAAATCATAATCACCATCAAAGTCGGTTGGCTCAACAAATAAAGATGCTTCATTGGCACCATCCTCAATTGAGAGTTTTGGTTTGATATCTAGTTTTGTTAAATCTTTTTCCTCCGGATTAACAACAAAAGGATGCTTTGGAGTTTTAGCAGCATCTATGATTTCAGATAATTCACCTTGATCTATTTGATTGTCTGTTTGATCTAAAATATTACGAATCATCTCTATTGAATCATCGGTCAACTCCATATCAGACAACCCCATATTTTGTAAGTCCTCATATTCATCAATTCCAGCCAATTTAAGCATTTTATAAGTTTGTTCTTTATCAGAAAACATGAACTGACGATTATTACTAATCCACATTAAGATAATATCTTTAATAAAATCGTTTAGCTCATTCTGATTACGTTGATCTCTAGCGTTCTGCTGTTTTGCAGACTGCTTAACTTCTGTTGCCGTCTTTTCACCAGCAAACATTTCCATTGAAGAAACACCCTGACTCATGTCGCCCATAGCTGTGTTTAAAGCACTAACTAGAGCAGAATAAGTTGTTTGAAACCAGCGTTGAGCTTCCCCAGTGCTTCTCATTTCAGTCACAGCATCTGGATCATCCATCAGCCATTGTGCCTCTGGTCCATACTCAATAGTTTCAATTCTCACTGAATTTTCGATGATTTTTAGTGGTGGACGCATTTTTAAAATCATCTCATCAAGATATCCACAAATAGTAGCTTGAATAGCTTTCCATAAACCTAAAACTGGAGCCACCTCTGATTCTCCCAACGGATCATCTTGTATTGGATAATATCTTAATTGTGAAATTGGGATGTTTCCATGTTTAAAAGGATTTTCTTCATCCATTACTATCTCCCCATACTTGGGGGCAAAAGCAATTACTCTATCCCTACGATATTCGGTAACAATTTCAACCACTGGAAACGCCCTGTCCTCCCCAACCCTGTCTGTCAGTCCTTGTAGCGATCTCACTTGACTCACTCTAACATTGTCCCTACGATCAGAAGTTTTGTATTTACCAGAAGAAATTTTGGTCCTAATCTTTTTTAAATTTTTCCAAAGATCCTTATTTGCAGCATCGTTCTCAGCCTCCAAATCATCTAAATAGTACCAATTTCGATGTTGAAACCACTTCGCATCTCTGATATGAGTTGCTTTAGCATCCATCCCACAATCTCGAATATCTAAAGGCTCAAACTCGTTTCCTTCAAAAACAATATCTCCATTATCATCTCTCTCTACCCTCCAGTAAACATAAGCAAACTTGCTTCCATAAAGCCTAGTATCTTGAGAAGAAATTAAGAGTTTCTCCTGCATTGTGCCACCATGAGTAGCATTATCCCATTGAAAACTAATGACTGTATCTTGGACTCTAGCCTTAACACTATTTGCAGCCCCACCTCTAGGTAAAACTTTCCCCTTCGGCTTCTTGTTTAAGAGCCTGGCATCTTTTTCTAGAATTGAGGTTCTAATCCTTGGATCTGAAACTCTCGACATGTATGGCCAATCATCAGGAAGCTCCCCCCAATACGCTTTTGTAACATCGTTCCAACCACCTTTTCTAGAAAGACGTAAATCGTTATCTTCACTCCACTCTTGATAATGAGAATTAACTATCTCATAAGTATTATCTTTTGTTTGATTTTTTTTGGCCATATATTCCCCACACTACCTTTTTGTTCATTTGGTTTTCAATATCAATTTTTTCCTTTAATTTTTTAAAAGAAGAAATGCTCTCATTACCTATTTTATTTTGACAAACAGAACACAACCTAACAAACTCACGATTGTCACCTCCATCTATTGAGAACATGTAAGCAGGTAAAGAATCTGGCTGATGTTCTCCACACACTTGACAATACCAATCTCCTGAATGTTTCACAAGTCCATGTCTAGCCCCACCATATTTTGACCACCCATACTTTTGTTTACCTAAAGATGGTGTTTGAGCTATAACTGCTAATGCTCTTCTGGTTTTAATTTTTATTTCTTCCAAAAGAATCTGTTTCTTTATGACATTTTTCACAGAGAGTTACTCCATTATTTATATTGAAAATTTCTTTAGAATGCATGCACTCATCATATGTTTTTCCTCTAATTAATTTAGATAAAGGAATTATATGATGAGCATTTAATGGCTTACCAGGGCCAGGACATTTTTTTGCTTGACAAACATATCCATCTCTTTTATAAACCATTTCTCGCCATTTTTTATATTTTCTAGTGGTTCTAATTCTTTGTGAAAGAGTAGTTGTTCCACCTTTCCAAGCAGGACATTTTTCTCCCCTATTATCTCTCTCTATTAACGTTTTACTTATTTTTTTTCTTACTTCTTTAGAAATTTTATGTCCTTTTAATGCTTTACTTATTTTTTCTCTCACTTCTTTAGAAGCCTTACTTCCCTTACCACGAGAGACTCCTTTATTAGCTTCACCTATTTTTCTTTTATGATCTTCAGACAATTTTCTACCCTTATACCAAACAGTTTTTCCCTTATTCCATGGAACAATTCCTTTTTTGAATCTTCCAGTTTTTTTATCTCTATAAACTACAGTTTCCATTTTTTTGTCCTAAACTTGTTTAATGACAATATTCTCCTTTGTTGTTTTCTTTCTGGCTTACTCTCAGTGTGATAAAGTTGCCAACTTATCGCCAGACTCATGAGTAAATCATCATGAGCATTAGTTTCAGCTTGCGCCCTCCACTGAGTAGAGGTCTGGACAGTAATAAAGGAAAATAATTCTTCAATGGTTTTTTTGTCATAAATATGAAACAGCCTTGCATCAATCGCCTCCTTAAGATCAGTTAACATCTTGGGACGAGTAGCACTATTAGTATCCCACCCCAATTTGCTTGTAATCTTCCTCCTACGATTACTCCCATATTTAATCATATGGTAAACCTGATACTTTTGCTCCTTATTTAGTCTAGATAATCTCTCCATTTCAAAAACCCCACCATTGTTTCGTTCATAAGCAACAACTGGACGCACCCCAGTAATATCGTAAATTCTATTGAGAATCTTAACCATGTCTGGAGTCATTTCTGTAGCTAAAACATTCGAGTGATAAACAAGAGGGACATCTAGCTTCCCAGTTGACAGAAATTGTGCCGCACAAAAGTCTGGTCCACCCGCAGCAGTGTCAGCCCCAACAACTAAAAACTCTCCAGGCTCAAGATCTCTATATTGACGTATTTTTTGTTGTTCTTGCTTCATAAAGATAGCCCTAAATTAAATTCACCTGGCGAGATTGAGTGATTCTTAAAAAACTCTAAAGCCTCTCCAGAAAAATAGCACTGACCAGATGTAATAAAAGCTTCAATGCTTGTTTCAGGATATTCTTGGACAAACTGTCTTCCAAGCTCCCTTTTCTTTACCTTTAAAAACTCTTTATTATAAAATTGTGAACCTGGATAAAAAATTGCATTAAAACCAGAGTTGCCAGCCTCTGACTTATCCCAAAAACTCTTAAAATAATTAAAACCATTAGCCGTAGTTTCAATAATCACCCTCCCACCAGGGACAACCGCCTGCAAAGCCCCAGCCATCAACTTCTCTAGGTCGCGATAGAAAGCTGCTTCTGATAAATGTAAATTTGTAATTGTTTTAGAACGCCCAAATTGAGCTTTAAGTGCTGTACCAATCGAATACCTACTTTTCGTTGATTCATTGTAAAGCTCGTATTTACTCGAGTACTTCATTGGGATTTTTATCTGATTTTTATATTCGTAAGACTCAATATAAAATTTCACTTTTTCTAGAAGCTCCTGAGCGTTCTCTTTCTCATCAGCAATAATAACATTTCTAGTGTTAGGCTTCATTAAAAAATCAACGGTGTATAAGGCTAAAATAGCACTAGAGAATCCTTGCTGCCTAGCCTTAAGAATAATGTCTTTATGACTGCTCGAATCTTTAGATATGAATCTGTCTTGAATTGGGTTGAGTTTGAAATTAACAATTTCTCTTTTTTTATTAACAATTTGAAAGTTATCCTCAATAAATTTTTTGTATCCAGGTTTCCACATAACTAAACTATAGCACAAACAAAAAAGCTAACTGGTGTAGTTAGCTTTCTTGCGTAGTAAAAGTTTATCAGAAACTATGAAATAAAAGGATCAGCATTTATTAAAAGTGCCTCTAAATCAATTGAGACTGCATCGTAGGCATCCAAAACCTCTTTAGACGCCTTTTCTACTGGATCAGCTATCACGGAGTAGCGAGTTTTCTTACCCTCACCCGTTCTCTCGATATTGATATCATATTTGCTTGATTCACCATACTTCTCATTTTCAGTGTAAGCCTTAATTCTTTTGAGAATTGATTTTTGAGAAACCGTCCAGATTTGAACAGCTTTTTCAGAGTAATTGTAAACAGCGTAAGCAACCACTGGTTTTAATCCGTCTGGGCCTAGTTCTTCTGAAGGAACATCAGCTCCAATCTCAAAACGCTTTGGGACTCGACCACTTTCGGTCTCTATCCAAGTCTCAAGATAAGCGAATGGTTCACTGAGAATTCTGAGGGTGGTAGTCCCTTGATTCAACTTTGTGTATTTAGATACAGTTTCTACCTGTACCCCTTCTGGAAAAAAAGACATTATCGTCTCCTTTCTTGCACCGATTGTTTGGTTTGTATATTTTGTTTATTTGGTGCGGATGGTTTGTATTAACAATATTATACACTAACAATTCACATTTGTCAAAATAAATTGTCGATTACATCCCTAGCAAACTCATCACTTAAATTTTCAAGTAAAGCATCAATTTTAGCCAAGATAATCAAGCCCTCCATCTCATCAATCCCTGGCTTTGGTGGATTAGAATTGTATTTTAAATATTCAGCTATCTCCTCTTCATATTTTTTCCTAAAAAAGAAACCACCATTTTTCTTAATACCATTAGCCCAAAACCCCACCCTAACCTTTCGCATATCATATTGTTTTTTGTTTCTGTAAGAATCTCGAATCCTAATATCAAACAATCTCTCTTGTAGAGCTGGCTTCAAAAACAACAGTTCCTCCCTAGACATCTTTGACAAGGGTTTAGAATTGAATAGTTTAATTGCCGCTCTCTTCATTAATCCAATCTCTCACGATTTTTAACGCCTCTCTAGCGAGTATTTTATTTTTTTCGCTAGTATTTTTGTTTACCAGTGTAAATATTAAGACTTGTTTAAGCTGGGATAAAGCCTTCACCATCAGCTGGAATCTCCAAAAATATACTGTTACTACTTGATTTGAATAAATCGATACTCCCAGTTGTCCCCAACAACCTATTCTTGTTTACATACAATTGTAATTTATCATCATCATTTTTATGAAGAGTTATTGCTATGTCAGCTGAGTTCTCAATATTTCCAGATCCCTTGAAGTGATGTAGTCCAGCGTCTCGATTCATTTTTGTATCCCTATTCAATTGAGAGACACCAATGATTGCAATATTCTCCTTAATCGCTAGTTGCTGGAGAGTTAGGGAGATTTCATTGATTGCCTCATACTCGGTAGCTTTTCCATCAACAAGAATATTTTGTAGATAGTCAACAATAAAAACATCTACCCCATATTTTTCCTTACTAGAATAAATTGTTTGCTTAATCTCAGATAAATTTGAGCAAGAATCATTTAGAATAATGGTTTGTTTTTCCAAACAAGCCTTAGCCTCCAAAAACTTCTCATTTTTAGATAAATCTTTTGTTTTAATGTCAAACAAACTAATATCCGACTTCATTGACAAAAACCTAACCCCCATTTCATTTTTAGAAAGTTCTAATGAAATCATCATCACCTTTGCCCCATCACTAGCTGCTCCCAACATAAGCTGCTGGCAGAGTTGAGTTTTACCGATACTAGTCTGCCCTCCAACAACCCAATAACTTCCCTTCTGAATCCCTGAAGTAATCTCAGTTACTAAAGGCAACCCAGTTTTGTAACCAAGAGTTTTATTGCCCCTAGTTTTAAGAGTGTACTCTTGAACACTTTTCATCCAGTCTTTGGTATTGCTGCTACCAGGCTTAGCAGAGATTATTTGATCTTGGAGTTTTTTTTGAACCTTAGATTGAATGGAGTCTACAGGCACCCCCTCCGCCAACTCACTTTTTATAAACCAAGATAAATCCCTCAAATCCCTTTGTTTTGCTGTTTTAATTACTTTTTCAACTAATTCTGGAAACACGGTCGCCTCTGCGATCTTATCTCCCCCTTTAAAGGCGATTAGAGCATTCAAAAACTCGCTTTCAGGATAAATAGCTATAAGATCCTCTAAATGAGACATTTTACCCTCATTTTGGCGATCTAATAAGATCTCGTAAGTTTTTCTCCTCGCCCCAGTGAAGTGGTGTTTAGTCAACCCCATCTCCTTAATCACCTCAAAAGACCTATTTCTTTCCCTGGAGTTTTCCATTAAAAACAATAAAACCCTATCTTGTAAATTGTGGCTGATAGCCAGGTCATTCATTTAATGTCTCTAAAATACTTGAATACACTTTTACCATTTGCGTTGTGTGCTCTAGGACCAGCCTCTTCTCGGTTAAAACATTAAAATTTAGATCCACCTTCGCTCTTTGCTCAGCGATATCGATAGCAATTCTCCTCTGCTCCCTCTTGGAAGACGTGTTATTTTTCTTCCTTCTCATTTCGAGGAGTTTTGTGATCTCCTTCATCTGGATCTGCCTACCCTCCCCAATTAAAACCAAAATTTCCTTAAAATAATCATCTAGCTTATTTATTTTTTTAATTATTTGTTGTTTGTTCATTTTTGTCACACCCGCCTTTCTAAACCAAAAAAACTCCTTGAATCCCCACCAGTCCAATTAAGGTCAAGCGTCGAAGCTATTCTGGTGGGGATTGAAAGAGTCTTTCCCATAAAAAAAAGACCTTTTATCTGGATAACCCGCTTCGACTAGGGTTGCCTCACTACCAAGATGGTAGGTCATAGGAGTTGTCTGATTTTTAATGTACTAACCTCAATCTAACCAATCCCAAAAACATTGTCAATTACCTATTTTTTAAAAAGTCGTGCCTAAAGAATGGTAATGTTGGGAGTGCTGAAGAATTCAGCATAACCACTTAGGCAGAAATTGTCAAGCCTGGAAAGTTTTACCAAAAAAAACAGGATTTCACTAAAAATAGGAAAAAATTACTAAAAATGGGTGAATTTTGCTAAAAATATGGTCAAAATGGTAAAAATTTTTAAAACAAACTTGTTGCTACACGCTCGATCCAAATTGTATTAAAAATTATACCCATTTTTTTACCCCAAGTCAAGTATTAAAAAAAACCGATAAATAAGTTAAATATGGGACCCTAAAAAAAAGAACCCCCTTGGTAGTAAAAGTTTGTGTAGGAATGAATCGGGAAAAAAAGGAGGTTCTAGTTAAAGTATACCATCTTTGATAGGCTGGGTATATGTCAAAAAAAATCCCATCAAAAAAAATCCCAATCAAAAGATTGAAAAATAAAATCTGGAAAGAGATTCGGGCCCTTGTCAAGGAGAGGGATGACTACAGGTGCTTTAGATGTGGGAAAAAGGTCTCGGGCTCAACCGCCCACTGCTCCCACATCCTCCCCAAGGGAGAGTTCCCTGGCTACCAGTTCGAGCTCTGGAACCTCAAAACCGCCTGCCACAATCACCACCTGCAGTGGTGGCACAAATCAATCCTGTCAGCCGCCGACTTCTTCAGGAGAACCTACCCCAACAGATACGCATTTATTATGAAGAAGGAAAAGGAGTATAAGCGCAACAACATAAAAACCCCCTCCAGAGCCGCTCTAACCCAACTCTACGCCGATTTAATATCAAAAACATATCCCACTAAAAAATACCTCTTGCAAACCCGCCTTTCTTAGTGTTTTACTAGCAATACTTTTTCTTTTGGTCACTTTTCTTTTTGTTGCGGGCTCCTACCCCCAACCCAAGAGACACTAGTAACACGGGGGGCCAAAAACACACCCCCAACACCCCATAACTTTTTTTATAACACCCCCAGACATCTAATGTCTGTGTACAAGCGCCGCCCCCAATCCCAGCACCCCTGCATGTGAGTTCACTACCTCAATATAACACCTGTTTTTAGGATCCCTTTTGCAGGGGGGTGGGGAGGGGCTACTTATATCCTATAACACTAACATTATAAGACCTAGCATCAATTACATATAATAATATACTATAGGACTATAAAATACATATAATAATAACTTATAGGACAACAGCAATTACTTAACAATTATCCAACCAAAACTCAACGGTTTTTTCACAATTCGTAATTATCACCCTGTTTTTTCAAATGATTTAACACATTTACCTGAACATTTGTGTTTTTTTCCTTATGATAAATACCTGCCCTATCAAGAATAGAATTAGCACTTTCTAGCTGAATTCTTTCACTTTTTGCTAACCTCATTTTCTCGGCTAATTTATTGCTCGCCTCGAGGGCGTTTAACCTGATTAAAACCCTGGCGTCCTGCATCGACAAGTCTG